CTACCATACCTGATTACTCAGGTGTTCTGGAAATATCACGAAGGGATCTAACCCATTGGGCAAGATCCGAGGATGACATTATTTTAATCTCTTCTTCCGAAGGGACATCATTTGCCAAACCTCTTTCATGTAAAATCGAAACTAAATCGTGAAATTGTGACAACAATAATCTTCTTTGTTGTTCATTATCCATAAAACTCTCCTAATTTTTTTGAATTAAAATTTTAGATTTCATCAACATATCATTTAGATACGGAGTACTACTAAACTTCCTTTCATAGATAACCAACGTACTATTACGCACACTGGTACCTGCTAATGGCATATCCCTCGCAAGAGGGAATACCTTAAACAATGGGCTACCATTCACCCTATGCCATAAATCACCTTTAACACCGATATACTTGGTGTAATTGTGAGGCAAAGCAAGTGATAAATGAGCTGACTTCTGTTCGAGGTCAGGCATCGGATTATTTCTATAAACGAAATAACTCGGTGCTTGGGTTTCCACTGCATAATTACTATGCATCAGACGCCCGTTATAGCTCAACATGTAAGACTGTTTATTTTCTTCAGATGCCAGCTCTAAATAAAGCCGGATTCTTTCCTCTAGTGGTAAGCCGTGTGGATTAAAACCACATCCGCCTAAAAACTCGGGGACGTACTTGACCATATCAAAGATTTTCTTTTGACGTGGCTTCATGACAGATCTGAATCGTTCTCCAAAATTTGTTGCAAGATCCAAGAAGGAATCATCACTTACTTGGGACCATTTTAATTGAGGAATAATCCCCTCAGGCATAATAATTTTGCCTCCAAATTCAGTCAAATAATCAGACTGGATGGTTTTAGATGGTGAATAATCCACACCGGAACTTTTTAAGAACCGTGTGTATTTCTCATGCAACTCCTTATCCAAGATGACAACATCATCACCAAGGACGAAGAAACAATCATTGTGTTTTCTACCATTAAGCATGTAAAGAATCATGCCATGGGTTAAAGCGAAAATACCAAATGATGGGTATAAACCGAGAGGTTGCCCTCTTCTCCAGCTTATAGTACCACTGCTAGTAATTGAACACTTCCATTGAGCTTTTGAAAGC